GCCACTTTCCCACGCACGAGGGTGGCCCTGGGGGGGTTATGCGGCGCATGAGGATTGCTAATGGGTAGGGCCAACGGTGGCGGCACGCTGCCACAGGTCCGCGACGCGGCGGGCGATGTGCGCCCGGAGGCGCGACCGGCGAATGCATGGCGCGACCCGGTGGCACCGCGTTCCCTGCCCGCAGGTGTGCGGAAGGCGTGGCGGGAAATCGCGCGGCCGATGGCTGCGGCCGGGCTGCTGGACGAGGCCGATGCCGCCGCCCTGGAGGCCGCTGCGCGGTGCGTGGATAGGTGGCGCAGGGCCGAGGACGTGCTGGACGAGGAAGGGCTGACGATTGACGCCCACGGCGGCACGCACGCGCATCCGTGTGTCGCCATCGCCGCGAAGGCGCAGGCAGAGTACCGGGCGTGGTGTGCCCGGCTGGGGCTTACGCCGGTGGACCGCGTGAGCCTGGGGCTAGCATCCTTGCGGGGGCAGTCGCTCGCGCAGGACATCGGCAGCCGCATCGGTGAGTCCCCACGCAAGGCGAGCGCCAGTGGCCGCTGACCGCCTGCACGAAATCCGCGCGCGCGCCGCGTCGCATGACCATGACGAGTTCCCGGCGTCGGTGTGGCACGACGACGTGCTGGCCCTGCTGGACATCGTGCAGGAACAGCTCGAGCACCTGCGGGCCATCAGCGCGGACCTGGCCGATGCCGACCGCTAGCGCCTCTCAAGGCGCGCACGTCGCCGCGTTTGCCCGCGAGTATTGCCGCCACACGAAAGGCCGGTGGGCCGGGCAGCCGGTGGAGTTTGAGCCGTGGCAGCGCGCGTTCCTGGACGAAGCGTTTAGGCTGGACGCCGACGGCCGCCGCGTGTATCGGAACGTCCTGCTAGGGCTGCCGCGCAAGAACGGGAAGTCCACCCTGGCCGCCGCACTCGCCCTTTACCATGCGGGGGCCGATGGCGAGGCCGGTGCCGAGGTCATCATCGCCGCAGGCTCGCGCGATCAGGCGGGCATCGTGTTCGATCAGGCGCGCGCGTTCGTGGATGCGTCCCCGGACTTGGCGCACCATTTCGACGCGCAGCGGTTCGTTATCTACGGGCCAGCGGGCAGCACCATAAAGCGCGTGGCCGCCGACGGTCGCATGCAGCACGGCACGTCGCCCAGCGCCGTCATCCTGGACGAGTTGCACGCGCTGGAAACGCCCCGGCAGGAGGAACTGTACGCCGCCCTGAACACCGCGAGCGGCGCGCGCGATCAGCCGATGAACCTGGCGATTACCACGGCCGGGTACAACAGGCACACCATCCTGGGCCGCTTGTACGCCGATGCCATGCGCCTGCCCGACGTGCAGCGCGACGGCATGCTGACCATCGCGCGCGACCCGGCCGCCGGGTTCCTCATGTGGTGGTACGGGCTGGCCGACGAGGACGACCCGACGCCGGAAAACGTGCTGGCGGCGAACCCCGCTTCGTGGATAACGTCCGAGGTGCTGGAGGCCCAGCGCGAATCGCCCACGGTGGACGAATACGCCTTCCGCCGACTGCACGCGAACCAGTGGACATCAACGCGGAATGCGTGGCTGCCCGCCGGTGCGTGGGAAGGGCTGGGGCAGGAAGGCCACGAAATCCCCGAAGGTGCCGAGGTGGTCGTGGCCGTGGACGTGGGGCTGGTGCATGACAGCACCGCCGTGGCCGTAGCGTCGCGCCTGGCCGACGGCCGCATCGCGCTGGACGGCCGCGTGTGGGCCGCACGGGATGACGCGGTGGCGCACATCATCATTCCCGGCGGGCGCGTGGATTTGGTCGTGGTGGAGGACTACATCGAAGCCCTGGCCGAGCGGTACACGGTGCGGGAGGTGGTGTACGACCCGCGCTTCTTCGAGCGGTCGGCCGCTGGCCTGTCGGCCGCCGGGTTCATCACCGCGCCGGTGGATCAGTCGTCCCGGCGCATGGCCGAGGCTTACGCCGCGTTCTACACCGCCGTGCAGGACGAGCGCGTGGTGCATTCCGGTGACCGCGTGCTGGCGGCGCATGTGGAGGCCACGCAGGCGACCATGACCGAGCGCGGCTGGCGCATCGGGCGGCAGCGCCTTCAGCGTATTGACGCATGTGTGGCGATGGCGATGGCCCTATGGCGCGCCGACCGCGACGAGCAGCCCGCCGAGTACGTCCTGTCGTGGGACGGACTGGACGATAACTAGCCCTAGAAACACGAAGGCCCGCCGATTGGCGGGCCATGCGTGCTGCTATGCGGCGGGGGCGCTACGCCTGCGGGCGGTTCGCACAGTCGTGAGGCCGCCACGGCTCGCACCGCGTGCGGTCGGTGTGGATAGCGTCGCTGCCCGGCGCGGCAGCGGCCACGACCGACTCGGCCAGATACCAGCGACCGCGCTTGCCCTTTACCAGTCCGACGACCGCGTGGCAGTTGGAGCAGATGTGGGCGTCGCACCTTTGGCGGGTGTCCAGCCGCAGCAGGCTCACAGGGTGGGCGCTGCGAATCTCGCGCCCGACGCCCCAGCGCCCGGCCGTCCATTCGCGGGAGATGAGCGGGATGCTGCGCGAATGCTGCATGGCGCATGCGTCGTGCGCCGTGATCCATGTTTCGTTGTCCTTCCAGAACAGGCCAGCGTCAGCGATGACCTGCTCGCCGCAGTAGCAGCAGGCGGCCGCGTAGCGGTTCGGCTTCGCCCAGTAGGACACGCGCGGAGTGGTGGTGGTGTTCACGTCGGTTCCCTTCGGGTCGGTGTTCATGTTCAGAACACTAGACGGCAGCGCCGCGATGCGAAGGGGAACGGCTGCAACCGGCCGCAGCGTTTCACGCTATTAGCGGGAAGAACTAGGGGAGGTACGCATGGATAGGCCGAAGGTGTGGGGGCCGCCGCATGTTGCGCCGCAGGATGGTGTAATGTTGCCGGGTGTCACGGTGGAGCATCGTTCAGCGTGGCGCGACCTGTACCGACGGGAGGCGGCGCGGGACTATTACAAGCGGCGCGAGGCTTTAGGGATAGAGCGGCTGGCAACTCCCGAGGACGGCGGTAGCGTAGTGAAGGCGGCACGCTGATGTGGCGCTGGTGGCCGTGGCGACGGCAGCGCCTGGCGCGCGTACACATGCGCGGCGATGCCCCGTCCCTGGAAGGCGTGTTCATGGGGCGCGTGGGCGGCAAGCATTACCGCCTGGAGGCCGCATCGCTTATCGAATCGTCCGAGCGTTCGCACGAACTGGAGGGCTACGCGCTGATCCCGGTGGAGGGCGTGGCCTTCATTCAGGTGGTGGACGGATGATCGTGCGCGGTCGCGGGGGTTCCGGCGTGGAGGTGCGCGCGGGCGAGTTCGGCACGTCGGCTATCCCGTGGCCGACGCAAGGGGCCATTTCGTATTCCGGCGTGAACGTGACGCACGACACCGCCGCGTCCCTGCCAGCCGTGTCGGCCGCCATCCGGCTGGTGTCGGAAACCATCGGCGCGCTGCCGCTGTACGTTCGCAACGGCGAGGAAAAGGCCACGGGCACGCCCGCGTGGTCGCTGCTGATGGAGTCGCCCACGGCCGACCTGGACCCGTTCGGGTGGATGGTGCAGGTGGCGGCCAGCATCGAAACGTGGGGCAACGCCTACTGCCAGATCATCCGCAGCGGTGGCCGCATCGTGGAACTGGTGCCGCTGGACCCGTCGGCCATCGTGGTACGGCGCGACCCGGCCGACAAGCGTAAGCGGTTCGACATCGGCGGCCCGCAGGGCGTCCGCGACCTGACCACCGACGACATCCTGCACATTCCCGGCTATACCCCCCCGGGGCATGTCATGGGCCTGTCGCCCATCGGTGTGCATCGGAATGCCATCGGGAACGGTGTCGCGCTCCAGCGGTTCGCATCCGCGTACTGGGCGAACGACGCCGCGCCGGGCATGGTCATCAAGGTGCCGGGCAACATCACGCAGCAGCAGGCGCAGGAAATCCTGCGCGTGTGGAACGCATCCCACGGCGGGGGCGTGATGAACTCGCACAAGCCCGGCGTGTTGGCCGGTGGCGCGGACCTGGAGCGGATCCCCGTGAACCTGGACGATGCCGCCTTCGTGGAGCAGGCGCGCATGTCCGTGGAGGACGTGGCGCGCATTTGGCGGCTGCCGCCGCACATGCTGGGCGTGGGCGACCCGACCGGCAGCACGGCCGAGCAGGAGTCGCTGCGGTTCCTGACGTTCAGCCTGGCCCCGCGCCTGCGCCGCATCGAAGCCGCCGTGGCCCACGGCCTGCCGGACCTGTTCGGTGGTGGCACGCCGCTGCGCCCGGAGTTCGACACCACGGACCTGCTGCGCGCCGACACGCCCACAAAGACGCAAGCGGTGCTGGCCGGGCGACAGGCGGGCTGGCTGTCAATCAACGACGCGCGCCGCGTGTTCAGCCTGCCGCCGATTGAGAACGGCGACACTGTGCAGGTGACGCCCGTGGGCGGCGCGCCAAACCTCCAGCCGCAGGGCGGTGCTGATGCCGCTGAATGATTGCCAGTCCGACGGGCTGCCCGGCGTGAAGTGGGGCGAGGCGGGCAAGTGCTACACCTACCAGCCTGGCGACGAAGCGGGCCGCGAGGCCGCAGTCGCTAAGGCGCTGGCGCAGGCCGTGGCTATCGGTGACCTCCCCGCCGACGAAGCGGCCAGCGCCGACGCCGACGAGGTACGCGCGCCCGGGGACGTGGACCTGACGCCGACCGATGCCGTGGCCCGCGCCGCGCGCAAGGGGCTGCGGCTATACGAGGACGGCAAGGCGGGCGACGGGCTGGTGCAGCAGACCGTCCGCGATGCCCGCAAGATGGCGAACCGCGAGCCGCTGTCCGAGGACAAGGTGCGCCGGATGCCCGCATGGTGGGCGCGTCATCGTAACGACTGGACCGCCGCCGACACCGAGCCGGGCGAGGAATCACCCGGCTACGTCGCCGCGCTGCTGTGGGGCGTGGACAGTAAGGACGGCAGCCCCGGCGCGACGTGGGCCGCGCGCAAGGTCCGGCAACTGGACCGCGCCGAGGATGAAAGGCAACAGGCCGACGAGGCCGGGAAGGACACCGACGCTATGGCGACCCGCGACGAGGGCGCACCCTGGATGACCGCCCGGCAGCGGGCGCTGTACGGGAAACTGGAAAAGATCGCGGACACATTCGGGCCGTGGAATGGCGGGACCGGCGCGAACGGCGCGCACTACATCCCGCCCGCCGAGAACCCGTGGACCGATGACGGACTGGCCTGCGCGCGCTGCGCGTTCTACCGTGGCGGCGGCGGGTGCGAAATCCTGGCGCAGTCGGTGGACCCGGACGGCCTGTGCCGCCTGTGGATTGTGCCCGACCCGAACGCCCCGGCCGACGACATGCCGGTGATGGATGACGGCGAGGACATGCCCGCCGATGATGCGGCACCGGCGACCGTTGCCCCGTCCGGCGACGAGGTGCCACCCCCTGACATGCAGGACGCCGCCCGCGTGGAGCGCGCGCTGTCGCCCGGTCGGGTGGAGTGGCGCGAGTCCGGCGCTGGCCCCGACTACCGCACGGTGGTCGGCTACGCCGCCGTGTGGGATGCCATGTCCGAGGATTTGGGCGGGTTCCGCGAAGTCATCAAGCGCGGCGCGTTCGCGGACGCGCTGGCATCCGGCGAGGACATCCGATTCGTGCTGGGGCACGACATGGACACGGTGATGGCCCGCACGTCTAACGGCAGCCTGGAACTGGTGGAGGACGACACCGGCCTGCGGGTGTGGGCGCGCATCGCGCTGGACGACCCCGACGCGCAGCGGCTGGACGCGAAGTTGCGTTCGGGGGCCATGTCGCAGATGTCGTTCGCCTTCACCATGCCGCCCGAGGGGCGGGGCGAAAGGTGGGATTACAGCGGGGGCGTGCCGGTGCGTTCCGTGGAGCGCGTGCAGGCACTTTACGAGGTGTCGGCCGTCGGCGCGCCCGCTTACCCCGCGACCGCGCTAGCCGCGCGGGCGGGTATCCTAGAGGATGCGATTAGCAGCGGTCGCCTGCACGATGCAGGGGCCACCGCCGCCGCACCGGATGACCCGGTGGACGGGACGCCGCAGGCCGCGCGCCTGGGCACGGATGACAAGGCAAAGCGCGAGGCGTCGGCCCGATGGGCCGCCCGGCTCGCACGAATCCGTAAGGAAGTGAACTAGAGATGGGTGACAAGATCACCGAGGCGCGCGCGGCTGTGGATTCCGCGCTGGACGAGTTCGAGGCCGCAGTCACCGCCGTGGGCGAGGCTGACGGCGAGAACCTGGAGGCCGCCGAGGCCCGTGCGCGCGACATGGAGGCGGAGGTTGAGCGCCGCCGTAACATCGTCAAGCGGCTGGAGGACATCGCGGAGGCGCGTGCAGCGCAGCCGGTGATGGTCCCCGCCGATGAGCCGCAGGCCCCGGAGGTGCGCGAGGTGTCCGTGAAGGTGACCCGCGAGGAGTCGGTGTACCACCCCGACCGCCCGCACTCGTTCTTCCGCGACCTGTACCACGCCCACAAGGGCGAGCGGGACGCGCAGGACCGGCTGGGCCGTCACAAGCGCGAGACCGAGGCGCGTGACCTGGACTCGTCCGCCGACACCGGCGGCGCGGATTTCGTCCCGCCGATCTACCTGGAGGACTTGTATGTGCCGGTGAACCGGCAGGCGCGTAAGGTCGTGAACACCATCCCGACCCTGCCGCTGCCCGACGCTGGCATGACTATCTCGATGCCGAAGTTGGACACGGGCGTGTCCGTGGCCGCCGAGGGTGACAACGATTCGGTGTCCGAGACTGACGCGACCACCAGCACGGTGACCGCTAACGTGCGCCTGTTCGCAGGCCAGCAGGACATCAGCGTGGCCCTGTTCGAGCGCACGAACATGGATGCCATCATCCTGGCGGACCTCGTTTCGGCCTACGATGCCGCGCTGGAGTCGGCCGTTATCAACGGCACCAGCGGCGCGGATTCCCACGTCGGACTGCTTCAGGTGTCCGGCACTAACAGCGTCACCTACACCGACGCATCGCCCACGGCCGCCGAGACCATCGGCCCGGTCTATGATGCACTCTCCCAGGTGGAGAACGGCACCAGCGGGCGCTACGTCGCCACGCACATCGCGTGCACGCCCCGCCGGGCGGCCTGGCTGGCCTCGTCGCTGTCGGCCAACACCTCGCTGTTTCAGGTCGGCAACTACATGCAGACGCTGGGCGAGCAGGGCGGCGGGTCGCTTATCAACATCGCGGGCATCCCCGTGGTGACCACGACCGGCATTCCGTCGAACCTGGGCAGCGGCACGAACGAGGACCGCATTATTGCCTACTCGGCCGACACCATGCGGCTGATGGAGGGTCCGCTGCGGACCCGCGTGCTCACCGAGGTGCTGTCGGGGAACCTGACTGTCAGGATTCAGGCCTACGCCTTCAGCGCGTTCGCATCCGAGCGTATGCCCGCCGCGATTTCGGTTGTGGCAGGCACGGGCCTGACCACCCCAGCATTCTCGTAGCATCCGCACAACGGCTACGCCGGGGGCTGGCATCGCTAGCCCCCGGCACTAGCCCCGAAGTAGGAAGGGCAGGCAACGCATGACGAACGAACAGCGCAAGGCATACATCACCGCGCTGCTGGAGGAACGGCGCGCAGCCGAGGTGAACGGCAAGCCGGACCGCGTGGCCGCGATCAACGCCGAACTGGCGAACGTCGGGCACGAAGGCGCGGCCCCTGCGAAGCGTGCCACGAAGCGCCCGGCACCGACCGCCAGCAAGATCGCAAAGCGATAGGACGCGCGCGCGGTGGCTATTGACCTCATAACGCTGGCGGATGTCCGCACCGAACTGGAACTGCCCGCCGCTGACACCAGCCGCGACGCGCTTATCGGTGTCATCGTCACCGCCATTAGCCGCGCCATCAACACCTATTGCCAGCGCGAGTTCGTGACCGAGGCACCGTCGGCCACCTCCACGCGCAAGTTCCGCATCCCCGTCGGCCAGCGCGTGCTGGACCTGAATCCATACGAGGTACACAACACCAGCAGCCTGGGCATCACCATCAACGTGGAGGACGCCGACGGCGGCACCGAACTGGAGCAGGGCGTGGATTTCGTCGCCATGCCATACGGCACGACGAACACGGGCGGCACCTATACCAGCGTGCAGATCAGCACCGACGTGGCCGAACTGCACGCCGGGCAGGACGCGCGCCGGTTCGGCTTCACGCCGGTCACCGTGCATTCGCAGCATTGGGGATTTGAGACAGTCCCCGAGGACGTGAAGCGCGCGGCCATCGTGGCCGTGGCGGCCAACATGGATCGCCGCCTGGATGCGTTCGCCGCCACGCAAGACCTGATCGAAGGCGACATCGGCCTGCAACCGTTGCGCGCCGCATCGTTCGCCCTGCCGACTGCCAGCATGGCGCTGCTGGCCCCGTACCGCCGAACCGTGGGCGCGTTCTAGGCCGTGGCGACCACGACCATTACCGCGATGCGCGCGGCGCTTGTGGCGCTGCTGGCGGCCCGCGATGGCCTGTCCGGCGTGCAGATCGGCTACGGCATGCCGCCCGGCGCGCTCCAGCGTGAACACATCCTGCTGGGGCTGGTGGACGCATCGCAGGAATACCGGGCGCTGGGCACCGCGCGCAAGTTTGAGGACTACACCGCCACCGTCCACATCGGTGTCATGCGCGAAGGCACCGACCAGCAGGCCGCCGACGAACGCGCGCTGGCGCTGCTGGCCGAGGTGGAGGCCACGCTACGCACGGACCCCACGGTGTCCGGCACGGTGCTGACGGCCGAGGTGGGGAACTACCGACTGGAACCGCTGGCGAACGAGAACACGCGCGAGGCGCGCATAACGCTGGACATCCGAACCCGCGCACGAATCTAGGAGGCGCACATGGCGCGAGTGACATACAAGGGCGACCATGCCGCCGTGTTCGTGGTGGTGGATGGCATGCCCGCCGTGGAGGCTAAGAACGGCGAGCCGGTGGAAGTCCCCGCCGCGCTCGCGCGTGACCTGCTGGACAGCCCGGTGTGGCATCCGGCGGAAACTGCAAAGCCCGCCCGCCGTAAGGCTAAGGCGGATGACACGGCCGACATGGCCGAGAATGGGGCCGAGTAATGGCTATCGGTAGCGGCCTGGGTTCCCAGGCCATGTTCGGGCTGGAGACCACCTACGGCACGTCGGCCACGCCGACCGTGACGCTGGAGCCTACGTCGGTGGGCCTCGAGTTGCAGGTGGAGCAGATGATGTCCGAGGGGCTGCGGTCGGGCCTGCGCGTGCAGCGCGGGGACCGCACGGTGGTGAACCGGAAGGGCGTCGAAGGCGGCATCGAAATGGACATCGTGAGCAACGCGCTGGCGCGGTGGCTCATTCAGGCGATGGGCGATTCGCGGTCCCTGGGTTCGATCAAGTCGAACCCCGGCAGCGGCGCGGTGTATCTCTACACCATGCAACTGGGCGACCCGGCCAGCCTGTCTAGCATGACCATTCAGACCGGCGTGGCCGACGTGGCCGGGAACGTCCGGCGCATGGATGCCACCGGCTGCTACATCACCGAGTTCAGCCTGTCGAACGAGATTGACGGGATTCTCGCCGGTTCGTTTACCGTGAACGGCCGCGACTACACGCCGAGCGCGTCGGCCGTCACGTCCGCGTCGTATGCGTCCGGCACCGAGCCGCTGGTGTTCACCGGCGGGGCCGTGACGATTGACGGCAGCAGCCTGCCGGTCCGGTCGTATGAGTTGTCCGTAACGCACGGTTACGACACCGAGCGTTACCAGATCAACAGCACCAGCCTGAAGTCCCGGCCGATCATCAACGCTAAGGACGAAATCACGCTGACGCTGGAAATGGAGTTCGGGTCCGAGTCCCCGACGTGGGCCACGGACGATTTCGTGACGAAGTTCCGCGCCGGTACGAAGTTGGACGACATCGTGGGGACGTGGACGGGCACCACCGCCATCGAATCCACCACCATGCCGTACCTGAAGGCCACGGTGCCGCAGGCGGTCATCACCGCCGCGACGCCGACGGTGGACGGCCCGGAAATCATCGGCCTGTCCCTGGAACTGATGGCGACGGACAACGGCACCGACCAGCCGCTGACGCTGGAGTACCAGTCGTCCGAGAACCTGTCGTAACCGGGAAGGCGAGGGGGTAGCGGCATGGCGACTCGTTCAGGTGTTCAGGTGCTGGGCCTGGACGAGTTGCGCCGCGACCTCCGCGCGATGGATAAGCGGCTGGGCGGCAAGGATGGCGTGACCGCGCTGAACCGCGAACTAAACAGGGCCGCCGACATCGTGGCCGATCACGCCCGCACCGTGACCGCACCGCTAGCCGGAATGGTCGGCCGCGAGGCGCGCAGGATTGACAGCGCGACCGGCCAGCCGTATGGCAAGCGGCGCAAGTATTACCGCCCCGCCCGCACGGTCAAGTCCATACGCGGGCGCGCGTCTAAGGGGCAGGGCGTAATCAACGTCCGCGCAAAGGCGCGCGGCGGGTTCACCTATCCGATGGCCTACGAGTTCGGGCTATTCCGGGGCCGCAGTATTGACAGCCCCCACCGTCCTTTCCTGTATCCCGCGCTCTATGATAAGCGCGACGAGGTGATGGAGGCGCTGGCCGACGGGCTGACGCGCATCATGAAGCAGTATTGGCACGGCACCAGCGGGCGCGCGGGTGGCATCGGCATCAACGTCGGGGGGGACTAGGTTGGCTGACATCATCGTGAACGGGCCGGGCGCGGGGCAGGTGCGCCGCTGGCCGCTGCCCGAGGAGCTGACCTATGGCGAGTTCCGCACGCTGAAGGCGCTGGCAGGCGTGGAACCTGCCGGGCTGGCACCGGCCCTGGAGGCCGCCGACGCGGGCACCATCATGGTGCTGGCGATCATCAGCGCCGCGCGCGCGGGCGTCACCGTGACGATGGACGAACTGGACGGGCTGCCGTTCGGTGCGGTCACGCTGGAGGATGACGAGGACCGCCCTACCGACGCGGCAGCCGCCGCGCCCGACGGGCTGCCAGCGACGACCCCCGACAATGGTGGGAACCCGTCCTGATGCGCGTCTATGGCATCGCACCGTGGGACATGGACCGGATGACCGGCGGCGAACTGGAGGCCATCGCGCGCGACCTGCGGGCGATGGATAAGGCGGCGAAGGGCTAGGCATGGCGCTGGGCGCAACACTCACCCGCACGCTACAGGCGGTCATCACCGCCGACGCATCGCGGTTCGTCGCTGCCACCGGCAAGGCATCGCGCAGCGCGGACACGCTGGGCGCGAAGTTGCGCCGGGGCATCGGCAAGGCTGCACCGTTCGCGGCGGTCGGGCTGGGGCTGGTGGCATTTCAGGCGAAGCAGGGCGTGCAGGGCGTCATGGAGGACGAGAAGGCGCTGACCAACCTGGAGTCCACGCTGAAGGCCACGGGCAACGCGGCCAACATCACGGCGGACGGGTTCTTCGAGTATGCCAACCAGTTGCAGGCCACCACGGGCGTAGGTGCCGATCAGATCACGCAAGGGGCCGCCCTGCTGGGCACGTTCCGCGCGGTGCGGAACGAGGTGGGCAAGGGCAACCAGATCTTCACCCGCGCCACCGAGGCCGCGCTGGACCTGTCGAAAAAGGGATTTGGCGACCTGGAATCGGCTAACAAGATGCTGGGCAAGGCGCTGCAAGACCCCACGCGCGGCATCACCGCCCTGTCGCGCGCGGGCGTCGGATTCACCGACGCGCAACAAGAGCAGATCAAGGCCATGCAGGAGTCCGGCGACCTGCTGGGCGCGCAGAAAATCATCCTGGCCGAGGTGGAGGGGCAGGTAAAGGGGACCGCGAAGGCATACGGCCAGACCACCGCCGGGCAGGTGGACCGAGCCGGGCGCGCCTTTGAGGAACTGCAAAAGGCGCTGGCCGTTGCGCTGCTGCCGGTCATCACCACGCTGGCCGGATGGCTCACGAAGGTGTCCGGGTTCATGCAGGAAAATGAGCGCGTGGTGAAAATCGCCATCCTCGCATTTACGGGCCTGGCGGCTTCGGTCGTCGCCGTATCCGCCGCGCTAAAGGTTATGGCCGCGTTCGCCGCGCTGTCCTCGCCCATCGGGCTGGTGGCCGTCGCCATCGGGGCCGTGGTGGCGGGCGTCATCCTGCTGTGGAAGCGGTCCGCAACATTTCGGAAGGTAGTCACCGGAGCGTGGGAGGCCGTGCGGGCCGTCGTGGAAAAGGTCGTGGACGTATTCCGTGGCCCGGTAAAGGCCGCGTTCGATGTCATCAGTAACACGGTGAAGGCCGTATCCCGGCTGCTGTCCGGCGATTTCAGCGGCGCGTGGGATGCCGCGAAGGGCGCGGTGCGGGGCGTGCTGGACTGGATAAAGGCGACCGTGTTGGCGCTGCCGTCAATCATCCTCACCGCCGCCGTGAAAATCGGGGCGGCCATCGTGAACGGCATCAAGTCCGGCGTGGCGACCCTGGGCGACAAGGTGTGGGACGGCATCAAGGCGCTGCCGTCGAACCTGCTGGGCCGCGTCGGCTCGTGGCTTACCGGGCTGGCGCAAATCGGCGGCAAGGTTATCGAATACATCAAGGCGGGCGCGGTCAGCCTCGCCGCCGCCGTGTGGACAAACATCACCAACATGCCCAGCGCGCTCATGCGTAGCGTCGGCTCGTGGCTTACCGGGCTGGCGCAAATCGGCGGCAAGGTTATCGAATACATCAAGGCGGGCGTGACCGGGCTGGCCAGCGCCGCGTGGGAAAACATCAAGGGAATGCCCACGGCGCTAGCAGGGATGATTACTAAGACCTTTCGCGAAAACCTGGGCACGTTCGGCGGGAACATCATCGGGTGGATAAAGGGCGGAATCAGTAGCGCGGTGAGTGGGCTGAAGGACGCCGCCACCGCTGCGGTAAATGCCGTGGTGCGCGCGCTGAACAAGGTCAAAAATGCCACGATCAACAAGGGCATCAGAGCGCTAAATGCAATCATCCCCGGCGGCGACCCTATCTCGGAGGTGCCGGACATCCCCACGCTAAAGTTGGCGCGCGGCGGCATCGTGGACGGCCCGCTGAATGCCATCGTGGGCGAGGCCGGACCGGAGGCCGTCATTCCGCTGTCGAACCCGACCGGCCGCCGGGCGCTAGCCGACGCGCTGCGCGAAGCAGGCGGCCGCGCAGGTGGCGGGACCGTCATCAATGTGACGGTGAACGGTGCGGTGGCGGGCGACGTGCGCGACCTGGCGCAGCGCCTGAAGCCGGAACTGGACCGCGTGCTGGTGGCCGGGTTCTAGATGGCCGCGCCGACCTACACGGTGGAGGTGGGGTGGGGCAACGCGCTCGCGGGCACGTTCATCATCGGCACCTCGCGCCTCACCGACGCCGACGGCCTGCTGCCCGAGGGCGGCGCGGGTGATGTCCTGTCTTCGTCCTTCACGCAGTTCTTCGATGGCCCGCAGGACGACATCACCGCCGACGTGGAGGCCATGCGTATCAACCGTGGCCGGGACACGCTGCTGGACAGCATGAGCGCGGGCACCCTGGAACTGACCGTGCGCCGCCCGGATGATAAGCCCTACTGGAACCCGGCGAACACGGCCAGCGACATCAACAGCAACGCGCCGGGGTTCGTGCCCATGCGCCCGGTGCGCGTGACCGCCACCTACGATGACGGCGGCGGGTCCGTGGATTATCCCCTGTTCTACGGCTTCATCCGCAGCGCAACCCATGACCCCACAACCGGCCGGACGAACATTCAGGCGCTGGACCTGTTCCTGTGGCTGGCGCGACTCTATCCCGTCGCCGCTGCCGACATCACCACGGGAGCGCGTGACGCCGCCGATGGCAGCACCGCGTCAGCCGCTGAAACGGTGGATGTGTCCACGCGCTCCACGCGGGGGCTGCTGAAGTGAGCACCACCACGGGCGAACGCATCGCGGACATCCTGGACGCCGCAGGCTGGACCGAATCCGCGCTGCGGTCGCTGGATACGGGCGACACCATCACCGTCACCGCGCCGGAAGGCAACCAGACAGCGCTGGCGCAAGTGGAGGCGCTGCTGGCCGCCGAGCGCGGGGTGTTCTACATCGCCGCCGACGGGGCCGCGACCTATGAGGACCGCGCGGCCATCGCGCAGCGCCGCGCCTCGTCGGCCACCATCACCGACGGGGCCGTGACCGCTGAACCCGGCTTCGAGGTGGACCGGCTGGTGAACCGGCAAACCGTGACGCGCACGGTGCCCGGCGGCACGGATGGCACGCCGCAGGTGGCGACGAACGAGGCCAGCCTGGAAACCTACGGGCTGAACGATGGCGGCACCATTTCCACGCCCTACCTGACCGCCGACGCCGACGCCGCCCGGCTGGCGCGCTACCTGGTGAACCTGAAGGGCGAACTTCGGCGGCCGCTGCGCGTGGAGGTGACCGGCCCGGCCGCGTATGCGTGCCTGGGGCTGGAGTTGCAGGACCGCGTGACGGTGAACGACACCGAGGCCAACACCACGGGCGACTACCACATTCAGCGGATCGAACACACGGTGAACGAGTTCGGGCTGTCGCATGCCATACGCTTCACCCTTAGCCCGCGCGGGGCGGAGGGCTTTATTATTGGCGCTGCGAGCGCATCCCCCGGTGACGCGGACTACGGCAGCGAAATCGGCAGCACCACGGACCTAATAGGCTACTAAGGCAGGCGCGCATGGCATGGAATCCTGTACCGGATAAGTCGGCAGGCGATCAGTTTACCGAGGCGATGTGGGACGACTACATCAAGTCGAATCTAAATGCTATTGGCGACGCATGGACTTCCTACACCCCGGCGCTCACGAATCTCACGCTGGGCACGGGTGGCACCGTCAACGGCTATTACGTCGAGGCGGGGAAGTTCGTATGGGTGGACATCGTGGCCGTGCTGGGATCGTCTGGCTTCTCTGTCAGCAATAATCCCGAGTTCGGGCTGCCTAACTCCACGACCTTTGCAGCCCACTACACGACAAACGTATCCACCGTCGGCAGTTCGCTTGTGGTTGACCAAGTCGCGCTGTCGCGGTATCAGGGCTATGTGCGCGTCCAGTCGTCCAGCGCCGTCGCGGTCGGACTTGCCAACGTCAGCGGCTCCTACGTCGCCACTTCGGGCGTGACCTCCACTGTTCCCTTTACATGGGGCGCGGCAGACGAGTTCCACCTGCACTTCTGGTACGAGTCGGCATGACCTCCACCGATGTCACCCGCCTGTACGCCCTGCTGGACGAACTACGCCGCGAGCAGCGTAAGGACATGAACGCGCTACAGGACGAGGTGGTGGGCTACCGCGCAGACCTGAACGGACGCCTGAAGGCGCTGGAACTGGAGCAGGCAAAGCGCGAGGGCGAGCAGGACGGGCGCGGGGATGTCGGCAGGCTGATTATGGCGGTGGCCGCAACATCGGCCGCCATCGGCAGCGTGGTGGCGCTGGTGGCCACGCTACTCTAGGGGGGCACATGGCAACGGCAGGACAACGGGCAGCCGCGCGCGCGGCTAAGTACGTCGGGACATCCGAGCAGCCGCCGGGCAGTAACCGGGGGCCGCAGGTGTCGCGCTGGCAGGAGCCGTGGAGCATGGGCACCGGCTGGCCCTGGTGCGGTGCGTTCGCGGCGGCCATGACCGCCTACGGCATCACCGGCCGCGAGTCGGATGTGTACGACCCGCGCTTGGGCAACCCGCCCATCGGGCACCCGTCCACCGCCGTCATGGCCCAACGCGCGCGCGCGCAAAGTGCCGTAATCCCGCACCCGGTCCCCGGCGCGTTCATCATTTGGCCGGGTAAGCATGTAGAGGTGTGCGCGGACTACTCGCCCGACGGCCGCACCGTCGTGACCTACGGCGGCAACACCGGGGACGCGGTGCGCCGACAGGTCCGCGCATACGGGCGTGGCACCGGCACCATCATCGCCGCGCCGCCCGCCATCCGCGCCGGTAGCACGCCCGCCCCGCGTGGTGGCCGCCGGTACTATGTGGAGGACGTGGGCGCTGCAAAGCGGACTCGCCTGTACGGCCCGTGGCGCGTGAAGGCATGGCGCGAGCGCGTCATCGCCCGGCTGCCGAAGGCCGACCGCGACCGCGTGCGCCGGGTCCGCGTGGGGCGTGCCTATGGCTACGAAATCGGCCCCCGCCGCGTGTACGGCCCGTGGACCACCGCCGCCATGCGCGACCGCGCTGCAAAGGCGCTGGCGAACCGGCTGGGCCGACCCGTCCGCCGTTTCTCACTACCGCCCGCAAAGGCGAAGGGCGCGAAGGCGTCCGCGCTGGGCAAGACCACCTAGACCGGGGAGGAACCCGTGAACCGTGTACCCGTAGGCCCTAGCACCCTGGCCCTGCTCACCGCCGCCATCGGTGGTGCCGCCGCGTTCGTCGTGGCATGGGCCGAGACTGGCACCGCGCCCGCGTGGCTGGCTGTGGTGTCGGCCGCGCTTGTGGCCATCCTGGGCGTGCTGCGCTCATGGCAGGCCGTCCACATGGGCGAGGGCGTGGAGGACATCGTGGACGAAGGCCCGGTGCTGCCGGACGACATGCCCGCCGAGGACATCCCCGAGGACGTCTAGGGGGCACCACTAGGGGGAGGCGCTAATGGCACCACCGCGTAAGCCGTGCCCGTATGACACGCCGGACGAACTGCGGGCGGCCATCGTGGCCGCCGGGTCGGTGGACACGCTGGGCCATGAAATCGGCGCGAGCGCGAACACCATCCGGCGATGGTGCCGTGAGCAGGGCGTGGACACGCGCAGCGGCAAGACCGGCCGACCGCTGGACGTGCCATACGCCGACGCCGCCGAAATGGAGGCCGCGCTAGCCGAGGCCGGTAGCCTGAAGGCGCTGGCGGGCGCGCTGGGCCGCGACGAAAAGACCGTGCGCCGGTGGATGGTCCGGCTGGGCGTCGAAACGCCCGAGCAGGGACGCCGCACCGATGGCGGCGAGCTCATGGGCCGCCTGTCGGATGCCCACATGGCCGCCATGCTGGATGCCATCGGGCCGCGCGAGTTGGCGCAGGCGCTGGGGCTGAACACCGACACGGTGCGCCGCGAGGCGTCCCGGCGTGGCATCGCCGCCGATCCGGCCGCAGCGCGCAGCCCGCGCGTGGCGATGCTGACACGCCGCGTGGCGGAACTGGAGCGGCAGGAATCAGCGGTGGGCGACATGATGACCGCCGTGCGCGATGCCGCCCGCGACGCGGTGCCGACCCTGCCGCCGGTAAAGCGCCGCCCGGACATCGGCAGCGGGCAGCCGGTGGATGTGGTGTGCCATGTGTCGGACGTGCAGTACGGCATGGTGGTGGACGAGGACGAGGTGCCCGGCGGTGGATTCTCGCCCGACATCGTGGACACCGAGCGCCTGCCCCGCTACCTGGAGGCCGTGCGCGGAATCCTCGCCGCGACGTGCAGCACCCGGCCGCTGGGCACGCTATGGATAGCGGCCGGTGGCGACCATGTGGAAGGCCACGACGTATTCCGGGGGCAGTCGTGGCACCTGGCGCTGGACGCCGGGGAACAGGTGGTGCGGTGGGGCCGCCTATGGGCGCGCGCGGTCGCGGAACTGGCGCGCATGGCGCAGGAACACGGCGGCCAGTCGGTGCTGGTGGCCGTGAACGGGAACCACGGAGTGCAGGGCGGCCGGGGTGCTGGGGCCACGCCGGTCGCCCTGTCGTATGACTACCTCGCGCACGCGCTGACCTGCGAGGCGCTGCGCCACCACGCCGACGACCTGGCGCTGACCATGTACGAGGAACCCCGGCTGGCCGTGTATTTCCAGACCTGCGGCGCGCTGGTGCTGATGACGCACGGCGATCAGGACCGGGGCGGCGGGCTGGTGGGCGTGCCCGTCGTGACCGGCATGCGGAACGACTACAGCGTGCGGATGTCCACGGGCGTGCAGCATGACCTCCACATCAGCGGCCATTACCACCGGGCCACCAGCATCACCGTCGGCGCGGATTCCGAGCGCCATTGGAACAGCGCGTGGGTGGGCAGCACGAACCTGTCCATAGGCCGGGGCGGCGCGTCCCTGCCGTCGCAAAATGTGTTCGTCATCAACCCGGAGTACGGCATGTCCGCGCTGCACCGCGTCCGGCTGGTGGCCGGGCGCACCGAGTCCCCCGTGGAGGTGCTGGGCGCGTAGTCCCCGCAAATAGCGGGAAAAGCGCGCGCGCGGTGTGCGTCATGTGCCCCACATCCCGGCGGCAGCGGTCTAGTGTCCTGAACATGAACACCGACCCGAAGGGAACCGACATGAGCAACACCGCGCACAAGATTGGACCGCACACCTACTACCGCACGAATGGGTCGCGCCGCATACTGATCCAGGAGGTAAAGCCGCCAGCGCCGGGGCGTCTGGGTTTCGGTGTGCGGGTTCGCCCTGATGGGTCATGGTGGGAAGGCACCGTCAACGGCGGCGTGGCCGTGGAGCAGGTTGTCTACGCGGTAGAGGACGTGGCCGACATGCGGCGCATGGTCCTGAACCTTCACTACTGCGCGCTCATCGCTGCTGATGAGGTGGCCGCATGAACACCGGGGACGTGGTGTATTACCGCGACAAGACCGGCGCGCACTTTGGGCACCTGGTGGAGCGCGGGCACAAGTGGGCTCGCGTGCAGCACGGTGAGCGCGTGCGGTGCGTGCCGGTGGATGACGTGAAGCCGTGGCCGCCTGCGACGGCCGACGCCCCGGCGAAGCCTGTCAAGCGGGGGAGGGTCTAGTGCAGATCACCGACGACACCACGCGCCTGCGCGGCGGCATCACGCGCGCCGTGGTCGAACTGGTAATGGCGCGCGCGGCGCTGTCCATGCTGAACGACCGCGAGG